TCCGCAACGATGTCATTTGTCTTTGCCATGCGGCACCTCCCTATGCAATTTCAGAAAACACCTTGCCAGCAATCGCACCCAGCACTCGCGGCGAAGGACACAGCGACTCATCAACCGTCAACAGGCGGTCCCCTGGCATGAGCGATGTAAGCGAATCATCCGAGTACGGCGACAACTGATACCACTGCCGCATCAACCGGACGACTCCGTACCAAGCCAGATACACATTGGCGGCACGGTGATACCAGTCAGGCGTCAAGCCAAGATCGGGATGGGCGGCGAGTTCCGCGAGCGTCATCGTCTCGCACTCGCGCTCGCACTCTAGGATGACACGCAAGGCGGCGTCACGCTGCTGTGGAGTCAGTTCGATGACACCCTGCAGCCAGGCGTCAAACACGTACCAGGCGCAGCAGTCATCGCCGAGTTTCGCAGTCCATGTCGGCGACTTACGCTGCCATTGCTTGAAATGCTGGTACTCATGCAGGAACACAGACAGCCATACTTGCGGCGAAACAGCCTGGGCCACGAAGAACGTCGGGCCGTCCTCGTCAAAGTAGCCGCCAAGTTTTCCGCCGCCGAAGCCTCCGCTGTCCTCTGACGCCAGAGTGACAGTGACACCTGCGGCCTGCATATCTGCGGTAGCGCGGGCAACATACTCGCGAGCGGATTCGGTTATCCCATCCATGAGTCACCTCGTGGCGGCGAGATAGATTCCAATACTAGAGAACGCATATCCGGCGTAGGCGATTGCAAGCCCGGTCTTTCCATGCCACGCAAGGTCGGCTGCGACGCAGACGTAGATGCAGCCCGTTAGGGCGATGAGCCATGCGGCCATGTTTCCGTTCCTTCGCCCGCAGCATGGCGAGCGTGTCAAGCGGGCTCGACCGGCGACCACTTGCCAACCGGGCATTTCTCGTTGGCCCAGGCCAGCTTCGACACGAACCTGCTTTCCCGCACCACGGGGCATCCGCACTGCGTGCAAGCCTTACCGTCGTAGTGTTCGCAGCCCTGGCAGATGGCGAACCGCCGCTCGATCTCGGCGTCACTCGCGCGGGGAGCCCCGGCGGCGATGTGCGACACGGCGGACTTCGTGAAGTTGGCGACCTTCGTCAGTAGCCCCGGCCCTTGCGGTGCAGGCTGCGCCGCTCGCGGGTACGCCGCGTGCGTCTCGTCTACCGTGATGCTGTCGCCGTCCTCCGCGACGATGCACGGCCGCACCTCGTCTAGCGTGTAGCCACGCTCGCGGCAGCGCTGCTCCAGGTGGTGGCGTTTGCAGGCGATCATGGGAGCGGGTTGCATCCTAGCGCCCCTTCCGGCACTTCAGAGCAAGCCCTGCCACACGGGCCGATGCCGGCGCATGCGTCATCGCCGGTCCAACTCAGGCCAGTCAGGTAAAACAACTGGCCCCACCCACCGCAGCCCGTGCCAGTGACGCCATAGGGGGTAGAGCCTCCTTCGATCCCGACAAGACCACAATCACCCTCATCGGACGGCCCAAGAGCGGTGAAGCACTGACAACAGTCATCTACCACGCTGACGAGAAAGTATGACTGCTGCCATGTGTAGGTCTGATCGGCCCAGTCTGGAGGGGCATACTCGTAGTTCTCAGTCTCTTCGTTCCAAAATACTGTTATGCCGCCGCCGCATGGCAGCTCGCCGCCAGGCGTGAGTTGATACATGTCGCCGGGGCCTGGATTCGTTGACGAGCCGCCGCCGAGCAGGCAGCGCCAATCTATACCCGAACCGGCGAAAGGCGTGCCGTCATCCGAAAGGGCTCCGCCAACCGCGAACGCGCCGGGTTGGAAGTAGGTCGGCTGCTCCTCTGGTATCGGCTCAAAGGCAAGCGGGCCACATGGATAGGGATTGTTATTGATGTCGTAACACACCTTTGGCTTCGCCTGGAACGTCGAATAGACCTTCTGCAAGCACAGAATCGAACACGGCGTGCAGGGGCATGTGTCCTCCCAGGTGTCGGCGTTTTCCTGCGGCGGCCATGCTGGTGGCTCGTAGTACGGAGGCTGAGGGCTGCCGCAGCCATCAAGGTTGCTACACGCCTTGCACGGGTCTGGCGGGTGGTAGATGCCGCACGGCTGTAGCAGCTGCTCCAGCGTCGGCGTTGTCTCCCATGTGGTCTGGCACGGCTGGCAGTTCGCCTCGGCGGTCGCCGGTACGCACCGCGTACGCTTTGCAGGATAGTAGGTCGGAGTCCAGGCGCCAGTATCAGAGTACGCGGCGTCCGCGCCTTCGTTCATTTTGTGAGCGAACACCGGAGCGCCGATGCTGGACGCGTATTCGTAATAGGCGCAGGGAAACTCGGCGTAGAATCCGCCCGCCATGGGCGTCCATCCGTCCTCCGGTGCGATGCCGGAGAAGGGCTTGGCGTTGGCTTCCGGGTTGGTCGTTGAGTACTGAACTCGGACGAAGCACTGGCAGCAGATGCCGCCGCAGCAGCACCCTTGCGCCGTGCCGACCTTGCCATTGCGGAAGACCGGCTTGCCGTTGTCGAATGTGATGAGCGTCATGCGGCTGTCGAGCAGGTTGTGATGTCGTACCAGCGGATGCTCACGCAGTCCGTGCTATCACTGGCCGTCGTGCCGCTGCTGTGGCCCAGTAGTTGGATCTTGGTGCGGTCAAACCCAGGAATGGCCGAGAAGTCAACGCCGGCGTAGTCCATCGAGCACGTAGCAGTGCACGCCTTTTCCTGGCTAATCGCGTACCAGCCCCAGCCGTTGTGGCCAAGAGCCACCCACCGCTGCGTACACGCCGTCGTAGTCGAGAACGTCAGGAAGTGATTGTGGGCCACTACCGTGATGGCAGAAGCTAGCGGCTCGCCGTTGTAGACGGTCACCGTGGCCGTCGTTTCCTTGGCCCATCCGTTCGTGCCTTCGTGCTTGGCCAGCAGTAGGCGAACGCCGCGAGACATCGTGGTGTCACGCGAGCCGCTCAGATCCTGCCGGGGCTCGTCGCGCTCAACGAGCCGAACGGCCCGCCCGATACGCTTGGCGTCGCTGAGAGAAAAGCCGAACGTGTCAGCCACGGCTTACTCCTGAAACACGACGTAGCGGATCTTCCCGGTGGTGCCGTATCCCTTGGCTGCCAGCGTGATCGTCGGCACGAGCGGCAGGACAGCGGCAGCCCCACGGCTAAGCTTGCAGAACTCTTGGATGTTGGTGCCGTCATAAGAGCCGATGGCCACATAGGCTGTACCGCTAGTGGCGGTGCTCATGTTCCGGAACCCGGCGTAGCCAGCGGCAGAGACGGCCCCGATGGACAGCGTTGCCACAGCCGTGCCAACGTTCACGATCTGGGCGTGCACGCCCTGGGCGGCCTGGTCGAACTTCAGACCAGACGCCGTGAATGTCTCGTTGTGATTTCCGTTGGACACGGCAACCGAGAGCGACAGTGTGACTTCATTAGCCATGGCTATCTCCTACAGAAGCCCGCAAGTGCGGAGCATGATGGTGTGGTCTTTTTCGTCGTACGGCTTGATGGTCAGCACGTCTGGGTCTTGGCCGACAGCCTTAGCTGAACCATCGGCATTGAGCGGCACGGGCTTGCTCACCGGATTGCCGCCCTTGTCCATGATGGCCCGACGTTCGCCGTAAACGATCTCGTGATACCCAACGTCGTAGTAGCGAATCTTCCAATCGGACGGGTTGTACGTCCACTCGACAGACACGGACCACACCTGATTTTTCTGGTCGAAGTCGGCCCCGTAGCCAGTGACGCGGAGCGTGTACGGCGCAGCACCGAGGAACGCTGTCTGGTTGCACGTATTGAGGTAAGAGAACAGCGCCGGGAAATCAGGAGCCGTCGCGTTGGAGTTGGTGAACGTCAGCCGCAGCAGGGCCGTGTCTTCCTCGAGGCCGTCCACCGGATCGCCGGCCGAGTTGAGCGGCGGCTTGATCGGATCGTTTGGGTTCTCTTGGTTCGACTCGCTCGCCGGCCGCCGCTCCTGCAGCGACTGAATCGAAATCTTTAGCCACGTCCGCTCTTCGTCAGTCTTGTCTGGTTCGTCGTTATCTACTTCCGGCTTGCTGTCGTATTGAATGGTGGCCTTGACGCAGAACTCATTTTCGTCGTCGTAGTATTCAAAGTCTCGGCCAGTCACAAAGAACAGGATTCCGCCGACGTTTTCGTTGTCGTTGATCTGCGGAATCGGGCGGTTGGAGAACTCTGGCCACGTGCTGTCGTCGTTTTTGATGGCGCCGAAGTCCGGCGCAGCATCGCAAATGATCAGCAGCTCGACCGAGCCGGAATACTGAATGCTGCCCTTGTCGGACTTTTTTTCCGTGAACCGAAACGAACGCAGTTGGCGGACGGTGCGAATAGCCATTGCTTACACGATTGCTACTTGGGCCTGGCCAAAACCTGGAATCTCGCGCACGGCAGCAGCCACGTCTTCAATGCCGTCGGCAGCCCGCTCAGTGTTGTCGGCCGTCTGCTTGGCAGCGTCGGCACCGGACAGCCGTGGATCGCCACCACGGGCGAGCATGTTGCGGTAAGACTCACCGCCGGATGAGCCGACTACCAAGGCGCTCAACTCGGAGGACGCGGCCTTGATGGCGGCACCGATACTTTGGCCGGCAGCCTCGCCAGCACCGGCAGCGCCAGCCTTTTGGGCATCCGCCTGGGCGGCAGCAAACTCACGGTCGAATCCAGCAAACGGGCTGCCCATATTCTGAACGGCCTGCGCAAATGTGTCGGCCGCAGATTGCCCGTACATCTCGCCCATCTGAAACGCACCGTCGGCCATTTCGCGTGCACCGCGACTGCCTTCGGCAAGCGACGCCTGCAGGTCGCCGAAGCCGGCTGCGCCTGCCAGTTCCGCCATCGACTTCATAACGCGAGACACGCCCTGCAGGATCAGGCCAAACAACTCGCTGAACATCTGGCCGATCTGCGAGCCAAGGGCGACAAACACCTGGAACACGCCTGTCAGGAGCGTGACGGCACCAACGACCATGCGGATGCTGAACACCAGGCCGTCGGCTAAAGTCTTGGCAACCGTCCAGCCCTTCGTGTTTTCGGCAAAGAACTTCACGATCAGGTTGGATGCCGCAGTGATGGCCGGCGCCAACTGTGCCAGGAACTGATTGACGAAGCCCTGCATCGGCAATGCCAGCCGGCCAATCGCATCGCCCATAGCCTCGATGGCGGCCACCTGCGGGCCGGTCATCTTCACGCCCAGGTCGGTGAGCAACCGATCCATCTCGCGGAACGCCTGCCCGCCTTGCCGCAGGAAGTTCAGCATCCCCTGGCCGCTGCGGCCGAAGATGTCGATGGCCGCTGCGGCCTGCATGTGCGGCGGCAAGGCCGCAATGCGGTCGGCAATCAACGCCAGCTGCTCGGTCGTGCTAAGGCCAGCCAGATCGTCCATCGTCAGGCCGAGCTGAGCGAACGCCTTGGCCGCTGCCGGCGTGCCTTGGGCCAACTCGCCAACCATGCGGGCCGTTCGCCTGAGCCCCGTGGTGAGCAGCTGCTGGCTCACGCCAGACTCGGCAGCCACCTGCTGCATCACCTGCAATTCACCAGCCGCCACGCCCAGCTCTTGCGACAGGTTGTGCAGGGCTTCCGCAGAGCGGGTCGCCGAAGTCAGGGCGGCAACCGCTCCGGCCAACGTGGCGAACCCGCCAACCACAGGCAGAAGCATCGGCATCATTCCGCCAAGCGTTCCGCTCAAAGCAGAAAGCCCGCCGACGCCAGCCTTAAAGCCCTTGAGTTGCTTGGTGGCCTTGGATAGCCCAGCAGTCAGCCCGCCCGTGCTGGCAGTGATGCTGACGTTTACGCGGCCGAAGTTGTTTGCCATGGTTTCAGCGCGGGATCGCGTTCAGCGCGGCGAGGATCTGATCTGGTGTCTGTGCCCGCTTCGGAACCGGCAGGAACTCCTCTGGCTTCTTGACGGGCTGCCGCTTACCTCGGTTTGCGTTGTACCTCTGAGCAATCGCCACTGCGTCTCTGAGCCACTCGTCGCCCCACGGCTCGAGCAGGTAGTAGCCCATCCAGCCGTACAACTGATCGACGCTCATCTCGTCGGCCAGCCGCTCTACGTCCCAGATGCCGAGCTTCAAGGCCAGCCGGTACAGGAACGCGAGCACCGGCTGCCGTTCTATTTTCCCGCCGCCTCCTCCACTGCACTGCCGCCGATGCCGTTCAGTTTGAATCCCGCATCGACGATGGCCTGTACAACGTCCGTGTCGAGCTCGCCAATCCAATCGGCATCGGCGTCCTCGAACATCCGCGTGCCGTCTTCGTTCACCACCACCATGGCGACGAATCGTGCCCGAACGTTGTCCAGGTTGACGCCACCAACCTTGCCTCCAGTCACGATCTGCTCGAAGCGATCGCGGTCTTTGGCAGAGAACTTGGCGACGTAGATGGTGCCGCCAAGTTCTGGAACGTCTAACGCCACGCGGGGCCTAACGCCACGCTTGGCTTTGATCTGCTCACGAGTAAGAGCCACAGTCCGCGCCTCCTGTCAGCACTAGCTCGGCAGCGTGCCGCTGAGCTTGATGGTGAGCGTGCCGCTCATCATGTCTTCCATCTGGGCACCAGCCTCGAAGCCGGTGGCATACCCGAAGGCGCTCCAGAGCGTGGTAGTCGTACCGCCACTTGCCCAGTAGACGTTGACGGTCTGGTTGGTCGCCACGTTCGCCATGTCGGTCGTCGGCTTAACGGCCGGGTCGAAGAGCACCTCGACCGACAGCTCGCCTGGATCGTAGATGGAACTCGCCACGAACTCCTTGGCAGACGAGAGCATATGAGTCGATTCAGCGACAGCACGAGAAATGCCACCGTGATTGACGCCGGTGATCTTGTAGCCGGTCGCCGTATGCAGCGCCGTCCCGAACGACACGTACGTGCCTTGACCAATATCGACTGCCATGGCTTTCTCAAGCCTCCGTGAAGGTGATCTCTACTGACAAATCCGTGCGGTAGATGGGGAGTTGCTCCCCGTTGTTTGGCGGCTCCTGCGTATCGTCGTCGCTCTTGACGACGGCCAGCCGGATGCTGCCTGTTACCTTGAATTGTAGGGCGAGGCGAACGGCACGGGCGAGGTTTCGCACGCCCACGAGCGAGTCACCAATCGCCGAAATCGTGAACGTCACTCGCGTGATACCAGTCATGCCCTGCATGTGCATGAACGGCCCTCGGCCAGTGTTCTCACGCTGGTAGACGATGCACGGCAGGTCGGACCCCTGCGGAGCCTGGACGGCATAGATACGCCCGCCAACCTGCATGGCAATGTCAGCGTCAGCCGTCAGCAACTGCACGAGCGATTCGTCGATATGTGTGGTCGTGGGCATTACTTCTTGCCGTGCATCTTGCGAATGGCTTGCCGCTCGGCCTCGGAAATCGCCTTGCCCAGAGCCCCGTCAAGCTTGCCGATCAGCCGTTGCTTGATCTGCGGCAGGTTGGCGTCGGCCCACCTCTTGAACTTGTCGCTCTTTGGCATGCCTTTGACCTGGCCGAAGAAGATCATGCCGCCATCTTTGCCACCGATACGGGCCACCTTGCCACGCAGATACGGGTACTTGGCCGCGTTCGCCATCGGCACCTTGAGCACGTAGTCCTTGGGCTGCCGGTACTTCGTGCCGTTCTCCACCCACCAGGCGTGGAAGCCCTTTTCCGAATTGTTCCCGCCACGCTTGGAGCGGTAGCCCAGGATGCCGACGGCCGTGGCGTTTCGCTTCTTCTTCTCAACCTTCACGCCGACACTGCGTCGGAGGTTGCCGGTCGGGCCTCGAGGCGTCAGCGCCTTGATTTCGGGAATCTCGTCTTTTGCAGCCTCGCGGACGGCAGCCCCGAGGTACTTCTTCTGGATGCTGCTAGGCAGGATGGCGAATCCCTTCAGGATCTCTTCGACGCCTTCCACGGTCATGTCGGTACGCATCAGTCCACAACCTCCGACACCAGGAGCTCGTGTTCCTCGCGGCGTCCACGCTCGACGGCTGACATGATTTCAAACGTGCGGCCCTCGGCCACCACCCGCATCTTCGGCTTGAGCCCGCTGGTGTACCGCATGCGGATGCGATGCGTGACAACACCTTGGCCGGCCATGGCGTTGATGGATTCGCTGCCAGACAGCGGCAGCAGCGCGATCCACCGCTGAGCGAATGCGGACCACGTCAGCTCCGGCTCGCCGATGCTGTTGGTGCTCTCTGTAGGAGTCTGCACCTCGGCGAGCTTGTCCATGAGTCCAGAGCGCAGCATGGTCTACGCTCCGTAGATGACGAGCGTGTAGGACGCGGTGCCAGAGTAGGCCGAGACGTTGAACCCGGCCGTGCCACCAGAGCGGCTGTCTGACAGGGCGACTCGGTTTCCGCCAGTGATGGCCACGCCAACCCCGGCAGCCTCACTGCACACGGCGGCAGCCGACGCGGCAAACGCGAACCGGCTCACGCTGGCAAACGACACGGCGGCCCCGCTTGCATCTTTGTAGGAACTGGGTACCACGGCGATTGCCACCGCTGCCGTACCGCACGTACCAGAGAGCACGGCCACCTTGCCGCTGCTGTAGGCGTCGGTGCTGGTCAGTGCGAGCCGCTTGAGCGACTGCACGCCGGTGCCGGCGGCAGAGTCCGAAAACGCCACGTCGATGGCAATGCGACCTTCAAGGCTCATGCGTACTGCTTCCACTTCAAGGGCTCAAGCAACGCGTGCACCCCAAGCGGCACGTTCTGGCCAGTGCTGCCGATGGCCTCGCGGTTGGCATACCAGTGCCCCACCAGCATCTTGATGGCGTGCACGGCCGGCTTCGGAACGTTGGCGGCCCCGCCGTAGCCGGCGAGGTAGGTGATCTGCACGGCCTTGTCATCCAGCCGCACGTTGGGCCAGTCCTCGAGGTACAGCGGGTAGGCCAAGGCAGGAACGTGGTCGCGGTCTACGCGGAACTGCTGCGTTCCAGACTGCGACCACGTGAGGGTCTGTGTGGTGCCGGCGGAATCCACATACGAGATAGTCACCGTGGCGCTCGTGGCAGTCGCGTTCAACCGCACCGGCGGGCGCGGGAGCTCGATGCGGAGGCTCGGAAAGTCATCGAACGCCACGGTGTATTGCTTGTCCGCGAACGTGCGGTCGCAGTAGTCCTCGCACCACGTTGTCGCGGCATCGACCAGCCCGCCGATGTAGGTGTCATCGTCGGTGAAGTCCACGATGCGGAGATGCTCCTTCGCCTCCGACACGCTCACCGGACGGTCGCCCGTGCCGCTCGCGGTGGCGACCACCAGGCTGCGGTAGCGGCTGCCGGTCTGCGGCAGTTCCCAGTTACGCACGCTTCGGCCTCCGCTGCTTGGTGACCGGAGACTCGGCACGCTCCACCTCGGGCTCCGGTGCAGTAGCGAACCGCAGCTGCGGCTGCTCCTGGTGACGGACGGCGTACCGCTGCAACTCCAGCGTGCGGGCCAGCCCGCCGGTCACATGCACGACCTGGCCGGGGCGGTACGACATATACGACCGCAGCATGCGGACGGGAATCAGTTGGACGGTCTGCGTCATTTCCACACGTTCTCCGGTGGCCTGCCGCCTCGGTCCCAGAAATCACCAGGGTGCTGCAGGCTCGCTCGCATGTTCTGGTCGGGCCACTTGATCCACACCTCGGCATGCCCCAGTGCTACGCGAGGGCACACGCCGATCTTGCATCCTGCCTTCTGAGCCGATACCCAGAATGCGATGTCATCATCGACCCGCCCGTCTTCCCATCGGCCCGCCTCGTTGGGCTTGCCGATGAACCACGGGTGAGGCATCTTCTTCAACGCCTCTGCCTTCAGCATCGTCAATCCGAAGTGGGCTGTGTTGGCTTGGGTGACGTTGTGGTAGACGAAGTGATCCCGGCTCACCTCTGCCACGCGTTCGCCACCATCGGCCACCATCGTGAATAGCGGCTCGTCCGTCCGCCGTTTCATCTGCACGGCCGCGACGAAATCAAAGCCGCTGGCCACGGCATAGGTGAGCAGACGCGGCACGGCGTCCTGCTCAAAAATACTGTCGTAATCGAGTGTGCAGACCCACAGCGGCGGCGCCTTCGGATCGGTGTCGCTTTCGACGATGTCGGTGAGGACACGCTCCAGGCACTGCCCCCAAAACGCCCCCTCAAGGCGAATGGGGGAAATGCCGTACGGCACCAGGCCCCTAGCCCAGCAGAACATGTGATCCTGCCAGCCGAGCCGAGGCACTGACATTGCACAGTGCAATCGGATCGGCCCGCTGCCGGTCTGAATGATGGCAGGCTTTACGCCAGCCACCGCCGAAGTCGCCGCGCCCACGGCTCCTCCTTCGTTGGAGTTGTCGTTCTACCGTCTTCGATCAGCCGAGAACCACTCGATTCGTGACGTTCGCATCTGACGCCGAATCGACGCCCACCTCGCCACGACCCAGCCGGGCCGCCACGACGATGTCGTTGTTCGTGCCGTTCGCCGTCGCATCCGCAGACGGCGTGACCGCCACTTGCAGATACCGCTTGAGAGCCTTGGTGGACACCTCAAACCGCGTCACGTTGGGCGTGGCGGTATTGCCGACGCCGGCCAGCGAGTAGTCGGTGCCCTGGATCAGACCCGAGATCGTGCCGTAGCTGCCGTCCGTGTCGCTGTGCTTGATGGTCACGACGCTGGGGGCAGACGTGTTGGCGAGCGAGCGGTAGCACACGTCGATGCTGACCGAGTCGTAGCCGAGGCAGTCGATCGCCACGGTGTGCGTGCCAGCAGAGGCAACGCCCGCAACGCCGGGGCTGATCGAGATGACGGACTTTCCGTTGGCCGCGTGGTTCATGTCGCTAGTTCCTTGAGTGTGGGGTCAGGTTCAGAGGATGAGAGCCACGACCGGGCCAGCCGTCGAAGCGTCGCCAACGTCCGAGGTCACAGCGTCATAGGACACGGTGGCCTGGAAGTAGGTCTGGTCGAACTCGATGTAGCGGTCGGTGCTCGCCCGCACCGCCACGGCACGCCGCAGGGCGAAGTGGCTCGACCGCTTGAGGTCGCCGAACAACGCCACGCACTGGCCGGCCGAGGCCGTCTTCCGCATGACGTTGTTGAGGAACACCGGCCAGCCGAGGAACGTCGGCCGGCGGGCACCATCCAGCACCTCGTTGGCGAGGGCACCGTTGCCGCCCAGGGCCAGCGACTGCATCGCCAGAGCGTGCATCTGCGGGGTGCAGTACCAGCCGCAGGTCGGACTCTGGGTCGCGTAGGTCGGAGCCTTGGCCACGGTGGCGAGGAAGTCATCGACCGTCAGGGCCGTAACCGCCGACTGCGAAGAGTCGTTGATGCCAGCCGTCAGCGTCTCGTTCTCAAACTTCCACTGAACGCCACGGATGCCACCGTAAAGGCTGGCCCCGGTGCCGATGAAGCCGTCCTCGTCGATCCGCTGGGCGATGGCCAGAGCGAACTCTTCAGCCACGAGCCCGGCGAGGTCAATCGCCGAGTCGTCGATCAGCTGGTTGGGGACGCGGGTGCCGACGCGAACTTCCTTGCTGGAAAGCATCACGTTGTCGGTCGCCATGTCGGTCGCCGTGGTCTCGGCATTGGCGCCAGTGTGGTACGCCGTGTTGCCGCCAACGCGACGCGGGATGTAGAGCGTGTCGCTCGTCATCGTCAGGTTGTTGGCCTGCGCCGGGAACGCACCGAAGGACTCGACCAGGCGGATCACCGTCGAGGCAAAGGTGTCAGGGATGAACACGCCGCCCTTGTTGTTGTCGTTGGGCGACAGGGCGCGAGCCTCGACGTGCTTCTCGTACCACGAACGATCCTCGGCACGGCCGAGAACGTAGCCACGAATCCACCGGCCGCACGCCTCAGCGTCGCTGGACGAACGGAAGTGGCGGGCCTTGCCGCTCAGCGAACGCTCGGCAGCCGGGGCCGGGGCCGCATGAACGGCCGCAACCTCGACGGGCTTCGCAGTCGCAGCCACCTTGCCACGCAGGGCAGTGATCTTCTCGGCGATGGCGTGCTCGCGGGACAGCTCCTTCTCGAGCTGCTCGGCTTCGCCGGCCAGCTTCTCCATTTCCGCGACCTGCTCGGCGGAACGCTCCTCGACCTTCGAGAGATCGTCGAGCATGGCAGCCACAGCGGCGGCCCGGTCCTGAAGCTTGGTGAGTTGCGATGCCATCCTTGGCACTCCGTAATGGTGAACGGTGACAGTCCGTGTCTGTCGTTCACACTACGGCACCAATGCCGATTAACCTCGCCGGGAGTTTGTATCTACAAAAGCACGACGGCAGACGTACTCCGCTGGCACGACTTGCTTGGACCGAAACGTGCAGCATTGGCACTCGATGTACCGCACCTGCGAGTGCTCGCCGGCCTGCACGCTGGAGCGGGTACGCACGCGGCCCTTGCCACACTGCGGGCAGATGTCACCCGGTTTTGCCACGCAAAAAGCTCCTGAGACGTGCAGCACGAAGCCGCAGACCAGCAGCCGCTGCCGGCCGCATATCTGGCTTAGCCTCGGGAGCCGGCTCGCTGGCAGGCTCCTGAGATGCTAGCCACGCCTCCAAACTTCGACGGGCAACGCTCGTGGTCGAAGATGGGTACGCCGGGTGCGTCACAACCGACACGTCGTACAGGCCCGACACCTCGCGAATCGAGCGTCGCGGCTTGCCGTCTTCGCCTGGCGCCCACTGCTCCCCCTTTGCGTCAACGGTGAACGCGAACGATGAGCCACGCAAATCGGAACGGGCCACGAGCTCGCCGATCGTGCGACCCAGTTCCGTGTTAGGCAGCACAACCGAATACCGCAGCCCCTTGTCATCGCTGGACAACTCAAGCGTTCCGCTCGATGTGCGGCCCAGCAGTTGGTTTGGATCGTGGTTGAACAACGCGACCACGTCGCCTTTCCCACGCTGGCGATTGAGTACCTTGTCGAAGGCACCCGGCAGGATGGTTTCGCGGAAGCCGCCCAGATCGACGCTGAGCGTGTTGTATCGCACCGCGTAGCCGGTCAGCGTCAGCCGGCCATCAGCCCGCGTCTCCACTGCTACGCCGGCGTCCTCGGCAAACTCCCAGTCACGCCGCTCGATCTGCTCGGCCACAGCCAATTCGTCACTCATCTACAGCCTCCGTGCTTGTGTCGCCTTCCGTCGCGGTGCCCTCGCTTTCGGCCACGTCTTCGACCGTGTCGCCTGGCGTGTCTTCAACTTCGCTGGGCGAGTCGTTGGTTGGCGACTGCATCGGCCCCAGGTTCTCCTTCATCCGCACTTCTTCGGGCGTAAGCCAGCCGTTTCGGATGGCAACCTCGTACGCCTGGTAGCGGGTTGTGATGTCGCCACGCAGCAGCCCTTCCACTAGGAACTCTGCGTACAGGTCACCGTCCTCGGGCAGTACGTCACGCTCGATTGCACCCTCGATGCGACGCAGCCACGGGGCGATGGTGAACTTCTCGAAGGACACCATCTCGCTCTGCAGATTCCCCCAAGTTGCTCTGCCGAGCTCTTGAATCATGTGCGGCGGCATCCGCCACACGCGGCAGATGGCCAACAGAGACTGCATCCATAGTTCTGCCAACTGGCTCTCTTGGTTCGTCGCCGAGACACTGTCGGCCTTGAGCCCGTTGCTGAGAATCGCCGTTCGCCCAGCCTTGGCCGGGCCACGATGGGCGCTCTCCCACTGGTCCCGCAGCTGCTCGCGGACTTCACGGGGCAACGCCTGATCGGTGTGCAGGATGATGCCGGGCTGGGCGTTATTTCGATAGAACGTCGCGGCGTACTGCTCCAGGGCGCGAGCCAGCCCGATCGCATCCTTGCCGAGTTCTACCGGCACCTCGCCGTGCACGCCGTCGAACGACAGCCACCGCACGTGCATGATCTGATCGTCTCGGTACGCCTGCTGCCGGCCCGTGCTGGGATCCGTGTAGACGTAAGACAGCGACTTGTCGTTTTCCTGCACCACCTTCATGCCGCCTGGATTCAGCGGGTGCAGTTCGCTGACGCTGCCACGGTCGCCGGCCACCTTGAATTGGTACGAATTGCCGTAAAAGCCCAGATGCAGGCACATCTGCTCGACCCACTCGTAGCGGGTCTGCCACTTGTTGGGCCTGCGGGCCAGCACGTTGTAGAGCGGCAGATCCTTGGCCCGCTCGCTGTTGTGGTCATCCAGCCGGCGGTAGAGATGGAGCGGAAGGCTCGCCACCGTCTCGGCCACCACGCGGGCACAAGCGAAGTACGCCGCCGTCTTCATCGCCGTCTCGGGCGTGATCCTCACGCCACTCTCGCCGGCCATTGCCACGAGGTCATCCCAGCGGGACATGCGGGTATCGAGGAACTTGATTTCGGGCAGTGCTGCCGTCGCTTCCATGCGTCACCAAAAGGAAATCTCGGGCATATCGGCGGGCTTCATGCTCTCGCCCATGTGCACGCCTACGGCCATGATGGTTGACACCACCGCGTCCACGCGCTCCGTGCTCTTGGCCTTGCTCACCTTCAGATTCCCGGCCGGATCGGTCTGTACGGCCGCGTTTCCTAACTGCCAACCTACCAACGGATTCAATCCAAACCGCACCTTTCCATCGACCACAAGAGCCTCCAGGCGGCGCGTCGGCGCTGTCATGGACGCAAAACCATGCCCGTACAACGTAACCGGCAAGCCTTCGTCGGAGAGCTCGGTGGCAAGTTGCGTCGCGTTCCATCTGTCGATTGCCAGCTTGCGGATACGGTGCTTCTGGGCAAACTCAAGGATGTCGGCCTTAACCCGCTTGTAGTCG